CGTTAAGCAGGTCAACTTTCACCTCTCCTTCAGTACCCGATCCATCGAGAAAAAGATTTCCGGGGGTGCCTAAGTCAACTGTGTTGCTCGTTGTAACTGCAACGGCCTGACAGATGAACATTAAATTTTTACTTTGATCAGGATATATCATGGCGTTTAAGGTGTTTCAGGTGGAATTTGTGTATCTATTACAATGGCATCTGCACCGCTTTCCAGCGTAATCTTTGTGGCCAGTCCCAGGCTTTCATCATCGGTATATTGAACAAGAAGTGAAGTACATTGAACGAGCATGTTATATGACCAAATTCCATCCTTGTGTTCCAGGTAATAGATGGCCTTTTCATCCGTTGGAAAAATGATCTGATCACAGTCCGTAGGTTTATAGCCGAACAGTCTGGCTTTAACTGCAGCCATGATGGCATAGATGCCATTGGTTCCATTTCTCTTTTTTGCCTGTATAATGATATCAAATCCCATCATTTCTTCCTGCGACTGGTTATCACCTACACTTCGTGCAGGTAAAAATTTTGAATCCTTGTAGGCAACTGTGATCTTAGCGGTAGCAAAAGGTATTTTGAAATCGGCTTCCACATCCGGCAATACAATCACAGTCACCCCCGTGAGTGAGGATAACCGTGACTGAATAGCCGATTCTATAGTTCCGTAGTTCATGGATAGACTACTATTTCAATTCCCATATCTGCGAGGATGGCATTGGTTCCTGCCAGATCGTTGTCAGTGGCACCGGTATGGGGTGCCTGCTAAAAGCGTGGGCGTTCCTTCATATACGTATTGAAGCCGGGTTCCGTTTTGAATGAAATTTTTCATATCTTTTCCAATAATGATTTTAAAGTCTTTCCGTCATAAAGAGCCGTGACTGTGCGGACATAATAGTTTTGATTGTCAATGGTCACCATTTCTGATGTACCGGAGCGGACCAACTCAAACAAATTGTCAAAATCGCCTTGCTTATATTCCATGATCCATTGAATTGGATTATATTCCCGGCCTGCAAGTTCTTTCTCATTGGTTGGTTCTTTAAAAAGCACTTTGGCTGTTAAAGCCGGTCCACCGGTTGAAGGGGCCCAGGAAGCATCTGTTCCGTAAACTGATTTCACTGTTTCAAACAGCGCATCCTGGATCCCGTCAAATGGTGTGCCCATGGCTAAAAGAGCAGTTTTACATCCACCGTGGTAGCCGCTGTTCCGGCTGCTGCCCAGGCATAACCGATGACCTTGTTGGAACCCACTGTTGTAGTTGCAGTTTTATTGCCTGCATTGAGGTATAATACTGCCCCAACGGCAATTTCATCTGCTTCTTTTGGAACGTTGTAAACGCCCTTCAGGGCAGCTTCTCCTTTTGCACTACTGGCAACGGTATTGCAAACTATACCCACCAGTGATCCGATTGCTACCAGGTCACCGGCTGTTAAGTTGGCACCCGCTGTGAACGGAATTACCTTGCCCTCTGTCAAAACTTGATTTTTCATATTTTTATGGTATTAGGGGGCCTTGACGGCACCCGTTTCACATTCAGTTAATTTTTTGTTGATTATGCTTCTCCCTTGTTGTAGTACAGGCCACGGTAGTCAACAATAGCACCACCAAAGTCCGTGCGGACCTTAATCTGTATGCCATCAACATCAAAGCCATAACGGGGTTCTGTAAACAGCCCACTTTGGCCTTCCAGGTAACTGTAAACAAGCATATCAATAGCGCTCTTGTCAGCTGCCATGTACCATATCTTTGCGCTGGATAATCTCGGCTCAATTATTGGTGTGAGAACATTTGCATAAGGATTGATGGTTCCCTGACCAGTTGCCATGTAAGCCTGTGATACAAGCTGAAGGATAGTTGTTTCAAGTTCAGGGGGCCCGATGAGATATTTCGGCATCAGGTTCAGCGGTTCACCATCCAAACCAGTCTGTCTGCGTATCAGGGTGCGTGCAGCGGTGATGCCTGCAAGGTCAGGAACTGCACCGGATGATGCCTTCTGATTTTTGTGATCAGCATGAAAGACATTCTTTCCATCGGACATCAATCCGTTATCAACAATCAATCCCCACATGATCTTGCATTCATTGTTACATGCAGCCTGTCCAAAAAGAAATGGGACACGGGAAAATCCGGAAAGATCATCATTGATGAGAGCCTTACGGGTGATGTTGATCAGCTTACCGTAGGTATCCAGTGACCAGGTTTCTGCACTTTCAGCAAGTTTTGCAGATTTGTATTCTCCATCTTCCCCGATTTTATCAAGGGTGATGTTTCCACCGAACTGGATAGCGTGCATGGCTTTGAAATCCCTTGCATTCATTTGTGTTGCAATCAGTTTCCATGACATCGGAGCGATCTCATAGGCCGTGCGTAATACTTTATTGACAACGGCTGCAAGCAGGGAAGGATAGTCAGTCGTTCCCAGGGCGCGGTTGATGGTTTCTGAGGGTGATAACCCGTTTACCTTTTCTCCTTTTTCGATGAGCAGGTGACGGGCAATATCTACCTGGCTGTGGTTTTGAAAATCACGGCTCCCTTCAACTCTTTTATCATCAGGGGTGAATCCCGGGTTTGCACGATTGACCAAACCGTCAACAATGGCTTCCCTTGTATGTTCGTGTGCTTTGTCTTTCCCCATGACAACATGGTTGTCAGATCCTTCTGCGGGATCTCTTTTGGCAAATTCAGCGATGATCATTTCCCTTGATTTCTCAATGGTAATTCCATCCTTGATAAGTTTTTCAGCAAAGGCAGTATCCAGTTTTGCACTACGTACAGCGGTTGTAATTTCCATTACCCTTGTCCTTTCCTGCGTGGTGGCAGCTGAACGCTCTTTCTCAGCATCAACTACAATGGGGGCAGCAGCGGCAGCCGGAGCAGCCGGAGCAGCCGGAATGATAACATTTGCGGCAGCGGCATCAGCGGCAGCCTGTTCTTCTGGTGTCATTTCTCTCGATTTTTGATTAATAATTACTATTTGATTATTTTCTTTATTGTCATCTCTGACCCTTGAGTTGATATCAGCCTGAACTGATACCAGGGATATTTCAGTAGGCTCCCAATCAACGGCAGCCATTACCGGAATCTCATCTGTTCCCATCGGTACCTCATCATACTGGTACACCCGGTAGTTATTGGAAATATTTTGTATGATCTTGTCTTTTACATCCTGGAATACAGGTTCTACGTCTGCACGTTTTGAGAATCTCACAGTACCGATGCACTGGTTATTTTCCACCCTTCCGTTTTCACATACCCCCAGTACATCTGTTTTTACAGAATACCGCGAATGAGTATCGAGTAAGGGGGCGCCGGTATTGATCCGGTCCATGCGTACATTCTCTTTCTGACAGCGTAATATCTCCCAGTAGAATCCGTCCTGGCGTGAGGAAATGTTCCAGTCACGCATTAAAACGGGAGTTTCCGTGGCAAATACCACATCAACCGTCCGGTTTTCCTCGTTGATGGTATCTGGTGAAAGCAAAGCACGCCTGTGCATCACCGGAATTTTTATCTCTTTATTGGACATTTTTACCAGCTTTAAGTAATAATTGTCTGTAATCTGATGATATCTGTATCCCTGAAGAATCGAATTTCTCAATATCTTCAGCAATTTGTTTGAGTACCAGATCAGGGTCCAGACCCAGTGTGCGGATGGTATTTTGCCAGGAATCAAACCCATTCTGACACAATGCGCTTAACCCATTCACCTCCTTCACAGGGTCTATCATTTCCCTTCTCGGAGGGGTCCAGTCGGCAACGATGTGATCATCCTTTGTCTTTCCTGAAATCTTTGCGCCCTGGATGAACCAATCCCATATCGGATCACAAAATTGGGTGACCATGATACGGGTTTGCCATTCCTGAATATTGCGGTGCATCTCGAGCCAGCCCATACGGCCGGATGAGAAGTTCACATTGCCCAGGTCACCGGTAAGGGTTTCATAAGAAATACCATATCCTGCTGCAATACCCTGCAAGGCTTTCCTTCCAAATACATCCTGCCCGGATGTACTCGGTGGTGAGGCAAAAGAAATCGTTTCACCCGGTTTTAGATGTTCAATGATCCCGGGTTCAATCCTTTCGGTTTCTTCATTATCGTCGGTGGCCGGATTAGTTTCCGGGTCTCCTTCTTTGGTGATAAAGGCTGCAAAGCAGGCTGCAATCTTTTGCTGCATCAACTGCGCATCCTCGAAGTCGTCAAAGTCCTTCATCTTGATCATCACCGATGATGACCAAGGCACCCCGCGTACCTGGCCGGGGCGTTCCTGAAGGTAGATATGAAGCACGTCCTCACTTTTCACAAATGAAGATTTAAATTCTCCCGAATCCGATGGATGGCGATCAAAGAGCCAGTAACCAACACATTTGCCCTTTTTGTCAAACTGTACACCCTGGATGATCCAGCCTCCGTCCGGAAGCTGCCTGTTCTCAGTTGATTCATCAATCAGGTCAGCTTCACAGACTTGTATCTTAATTGGAATGAGGCTTTT